TGAGATTCTTAGCTTGCGTAAAGGTGTGAGTTGCCCATACAGGTCTGAGCTTGTGTTCTGAGGATTAAATCTGCCAGTTTGGTCATAGATTCTAACCGTTGCGCTGCCAGCCTCGTATGTGTCTCTCAGGATATTACGACCACGCTTAATTTGAATACTGCGTGTGACATCAGTCACATCAATAACTAATGCAGGGGCTGTGCCGTCTCCAAGGATACCGAAGCCAAGCCTGCCGTTAACAGGGTCGCCTATGGTAAAAGGGTTACCGAAGGTTGCGCCTGAATTAAAGTTTAGGCTTACATTAAGTTGCGCTGGTAATGCCATTAGTCTATGAGAGACAATCTATTTATTTTGGACTGACTGCCTGAGGCTGAGTTATTTATTAAGCCATTTTGTAATTCAGCTAATAAACCTGAGGTTGCACCATTAACAGTAATGTTTGTTACCTGTGTGCTTTCCTTTGTAGTTGCTGCAATCTTAGCCATTAGGCTTTCGTAGATACCAGTTACCTGAGCCACGCCTGCAACAGATTCAACTCTTGCTTGCTCTAGTGTTTTCATAGGCGCAGCTGAAGGACTTACTTGTAATGCTTTTTGAGCAGCAGCTAACTTAGCCAATTCAGCTAGTGCTGCTTGTATGTATGCAGGGTAATCTGAAAATGGGTTTAAGGCTTTAGGTAGGTTGGCAATAAAGGTGGCTAAGCCTGTAATGCGACCCTGTGCCAATAGCAATTCATTGCTTAGGCGATCTGCTTCTTTAGTGTTACCAGTCAGTAATGCTAATTGTAATTCTAGGCGTACTTTCTCATTTTCTGTAATTTTACCTTGCAAGGCAATTAGCACACCTGCTTGGTCAATATCTAATATTGTGCCAGCCTTCTTTAATTTTAATTGATCTTGCTGAGCCTTAGTTAAGGCTTTAGTTGCTTTGACCTGAGCAGCAGTTGCTTTGATCTGAGCTGCCGAGTTTCTATCGTACACATTGCCAAATGCAGTAGGTGAAATCTTTTCAGCAAATACGCCTTTTAGTTTTGCCCGTTCTTGTGCGTCAATAGTTAAACCTGTTGTTAAACCAATTTTTGTGTATTCAATGAAACGACCTATTGAGCCACCAATATCTAATATAGATTTACCAACACGCTCTTTAAGTTGATCGTATGCAATACCAAGGCGGTCAATTTGTCCTGTGTAGCCTTCAACAGCTGCTGAAGCTTGACCATAAAAGTTAGTGTTAAGCGTTGCAATAGTTGCGTCAAAATTGCCAGCCTTTAGTTCAGCTGCTGATAAGCCTATGCCTAAGCGCTGTAAGGCTGTTGTATTACCTAGGAAAGCCTTGCTTAAAGCTGTTGAGGTTGCGTCTAAGTCTTTACCTGTTCCTGCTGATACATCAAGGGCTGTGCCTAATAATGCTTGTGCCTTACTAATATCCTTAGTCGCTACCAATAGGCGCTGAAACGCTGGAATTAAATTGTCGTCCAATATGCCTGTGGCTAGGGACAGCTTCTTAATGTAGTCATTAACTTCAGGCGCTTGGAAAGCCATGCCTAGGTTATTTAGGGTCTGATAAAGGCTCTTAGCTTGTTTCTCTGATTCGTAAAATGCTTGGACTGAGTTCTTGCCAAAATTAAGGATTGAACCGCCTAGGGCTAATGCAGCGCCTTGCTTGGCTAATCTCTTTAGGCTTTTCTCTGCTTTATCAAATGCGTCCTTGCCAACAAACTGCGCACCAATTTTGACGGATAGATCGGTCTTTGCCATTATGCTGCCGCTTTCTTAGAGTTAAACTTAATCTTTGCGTTTTCCATTGCTTTGATAACTTTAGGTGTAACTTGTCCGTTAGTTTCTGCCCATGCTCTAAATATGGCTCGACCTGACATTTTGCGTGAAGGCTTACCTGATTGGTTGGCACTTTGTGGCACACGATACAGCTGTGGCATACTTTCAATAAATTGACGACCAGCGTCAGGATTAAGTGAGTGACTGAACTTTTTGCTTGAACTAGTTCTAGACCAAGGTTGCCCGTTAGGGTTTTTGCGTCCTGCTGTTTCGTAGATAGCACCGCTGGCTTCCGAGTTAAATATCTGTGCTAAATAACTAAAGCCGCTGCGATTAGGCTTACTTGGTGAGGTTGTGTAACCAATACCTCTACGGGCTTTTAATGCGTTGTATTTGGGAAATGCCCTGTAATTGATTGTATCTGCGCTTGAAGTTGCTTTACCCCAGTTGGATAAAGGCGCTGACAAAGGTAAGTATGATCTTGCCTGACGAGCTACGGGGCTTAAATAACTAGCCATTTCTTTGTTTAATTCTTTTGCTAAATCAGGTTGGTATTTACGCAAGGCAGTACGCATTTCCCTAGCGCCTTTTACCTCTACCATGCTGCTCAATTTGTTTAGCCCTATCCTTCATATACGCCAAGGTTGCTAACAACATTGACCTGTCCATGTTCAAATACTCGCTGTGAGGTATGCCTGTCTCAACCGCTAGTGAAGCGATCAAATAGCTTAGATCATACCTCGTCACCCATTTGGGGTATCAGCGTCTACAATCTCTACCTTTTTCAAGGTCTCTAGAAACTGCTCGCCAAATGGCTTAACAGTCTCGCCTGATCTCCGCAAACACTCCCAAGCCAGCCAGTAAATATCTGTCTGCTTTTCCTCATCTCGGAAGCGTTTGTGGAAACCTGCCTTAAAGTTTTGCTCAAATGCGTACTCAATCGCTGGTGAAATCTCATGTGTTGATTCCTCACCCGAAGCCTTGGTGATTTTAAGTCCTAGCATTTTTCTCCTTAGAAAGTACCTGTTGTAGCAACCGCTACTGTACCGCTGATATTAAAGGATAAATCTTGTACTGCTAGATCAGCAACAGAACCGTTTATGTCAGTTGTGTTGTTGATTAGACAAGTCATTGTGTACAGCGGATTGGTTGCGCCAACTGCTGTGCCTTTTTCTTGTAGTAGTACAACAGTAACATTTGTTCCCCATGCAGCCTGTAATGTAGCAAGTACATTTGCAGCAGCTGTGTCGTTCAGGAAGCTGATTGTTACAGATGAGGCTTCTAAGCCCTTTACAAACTTGTGACCGCCGTCACCCATTGCTGTTACCTCTAGCTCGTCAAATGAACGGTTTAGGGTTACAGCTGTTACATGGTCGGAAAGATCAACAGAGTTAACCTTAACGCCTACTTTGTTATTTAGAAATACAGCCATTTGGTTATTCCTCGTCTTTCTTTACGATTTTTGGCTTTTCGGTTTGTGGTGCTATTTGCCCGACTTTTTCAAGCCAAGCCTTATCCTCGGAAGGAATATCATATTCGTTGCTCATTTTAACTCCAGCTCGTGATTGCGCTTACATTGATTGTGGCAGTTAGCATTTCTTGTGCTTCAGCTAATACCGCAGGTGCTGAAACGCTTGACACATTTAGCTTCAATGTTGAAGCGGCTAACTTTGTAAATACACCTGTAACCATATCCTCTAATTGTATCAACCCACCTTGGTTATCCAACATAGGGACAATGCAAGTGATTGTTAGATTGGCTTTAGGTGCAATGTTATATTGATTGTTGCTTGGCTCTAGCATAGGAGAATCCCAGCTTATGATTACTGAGTTTGCAATGGGTGAGGCAGGTGGAAAGGAAAAAACCTGCCACACCCCAGCGTTTTCCAGCGCTGTCGCAAGGGTTGACCTGAGTGTCGTAACGGCGACAGTCATCAGCCAACCAAGCTGTTAGGACTTAAGTACGGTGCTAACAAACCTCTTACTTTTGCGATCAGGCTGGCTGACATACGCCAAGGGCTAGGTTGAAAATCTGCTGTAATTGATGTTGAGTTGCTTGCTTGGCGTGATTGCCAAATGTCCACCGCAACCATGAGTGCAGCTTCTCTAACAGCACTAACAGTTGCATAATTTGTGTATTGAGTACCTGCTACTGTGCCATAAGGCTGAACAGCATGAATATCCTCAGCTGTTGAGTGTGAAGTAGTTACTGTAATACTAAAATCAGTCATACTTGTAATAACTTTATTTCCTGCAAAAGTAGCACCGTTACCTGTAATTGCTACTGTCTGACCAACATAAAATATGTTTCTAACTGAGTTATTAAAATATAATGTGCCGCTACCAACAATATTACTGTGAGCGTAGTTATTCAATTCATTTTTCCATAGATAGGAAAAGACAATATCCTGAGCAGCTTGCGCACACTCATCAACAACAGCGTCTGTATAAAGAGACCCAATACCCAGCACGCTACGAAGTTCGGCGACTGTTGGTGTTGTTGCTGCCATTGTTTTCCTTTCTTAGAGTATAGGGGCTAAGGCTTCCAAAGCCCCTACACATTTATTTCCGTTATTTAATTAAGCGATCATCCACTTGTATGCGCCAGCGTTTACCTTATTGGCAATAGCACCGTAACCGTAGTAAGCAACAGAGATTTGACCTGAAGCGATTACATTGGTTTCTAAGCGATATTTGCTGGACTCGAACCATGTAAATGATTGAGGATTTACAACGATAATTGAACCGTCGCCTGTGCCACCTAGGTAGCGTGATACACGAAGGTTTAGACCACCGATATTGCCACGGATATTTGTAGGTGTTAGGTTGCCTGAAGCGTTTTGTGGGTTAATTGTCTGAGTAAATACAGCTCTGTTTGAACCGTCTACTAGACCCATTAAAGCACCCCATTGCTCTGGAGATACAACAATGTTTTCTGCAAATCCTAGAGTTCCTGAGTACACAGAAACTGCTGCGTCTGCAATGAAGTCTTGGATATTAGCTGCTGACATTGTGCGGTTTCCACCGTCTGTAGCAACTGCTGAAAGTGTTGCGCCAACTGCTGCATCTGTTGCAGAAGCGTAAGCAAACTCCATTTGACGAACTAGCTCAGAGAAAAATGCTGGTGATGAGCGATCTAACAACTCAACAGAAAATTGCTGTTGACC